GACGTTGCCGCTGGAGTCAATGCGCATGCGTTCGGCGTTTGCTGTTCCAAAAATTAATGGGCCAGTTTCTAAATTCCAAACGTAAGAACTTGTTCCATTAACTTGAATTTGTAAACCATCAGCATTTGTGGTTACAGTGGTTGTATCTTGAAGTTGAATGGTGGCTTGCACACCAGAAGGATTATAAAGATTTAAATTTCTGCCACTCACCGTTATAGGCGAAGTCGTCCCAATACCGACGTTGCCATTGTAGTCAATACGCATGCGTTCTGATGGAGATGCACCTGAACCTGTGCCAAATGCAATATACTGATTAGCCGAACCACCAGATTGAATGTAAGCATAACGATTGTCAGACAGGTCATAAGCGCCTGTTATGAAATCCAACTCAACTATCGGAGTACCAGTAGCGTTTCTGTTTTGTATAATAGAACGCGTCGTTCCGTTTTGATCTTGACGAACTTGATATATACTACTTGGCGAACTCGTCCCAATCCCGACGTTGCCAGACGTATTAACTGTCATGGCGGTCGTAGCACCGTTATTGCCGACCTTGAACGAGATCGCATCAGATGTGCCGACACCGGAAGTTGATTTGAGAGTCAACGTCGATGACGCAGTCGTACCACCAACAACTGTAGGCACAGTTTCAGATGTAGCGCCGACCGCAGTCGTATAGTTGAGAGTAGTAAATGTACCCGCAGCAGCCGCAGTTCCACCAATCGCTGGAGGAGATGCAAGATATGTAGAGACACCAGTACCCGTCAGAGTTCCGGTAACCGTCAAAGTCTTACCTGTGCCGATATTCAGGCCAACTGATGTGCCATTACCGGCAGCGTTAAACAAACCGTCTACGATGTCCCAGTCGCTATTTGTCTTTGTGCCCCACGTATCACGGGATGCTCCGACTTCAGGCTTCGTCAGGTTAAGGTTCGTGGTATAGGTATCCGCCATAACGGTAACTCCTAGTTAACTGTCCAAGTCTCGCCAGAGATAGTCTGCGGCACCCATGTCGCTGACGGGATAACACTGCTATCCCATGACTCAGAGCTAACACTTTGCGTTGACCAATTCTCTATCACATTTTCTTGCGTTTGCCACGTCTCTGACTGGATACCCTCAGGCTCCCAGAGATAGCGACCCGCAGCACTCATCCCAGATTGGCATAACACACCAGCGACAGCGTGCAGAACTCGTTGCGCTTCTGCTGTAGCTGTTGATACTGCAACGATATTAGCAACACCACGCCATTTTGCTGTAGCGTTTGCGGTAGAGCCAGACTGTGAAGCTAAAACAGCCGCAGCAAGTCTCACGCGTGTCGCGGTGGCTGATGCCGCAGAAGTGGCGCTCGCAGCGGCAGACGCAAGCTGAACGGCATACCCGTCAGCCGTCGCTCCAGACTGCGCCGCGATAGTTTCGCTGACAGTTCGAATGACATACGGGCCAGCGGTCGCGCCGCTCGTCGCCGCAATAGCATCAGCCGCAGTGCGAACCCGTGTTCCAGACGCGGTGGCAGTACTCGTGGCAGGTATGACGCAAACAGCAATTTCGGTATCAGCCGCAGCCGCAACTGGCGACGAGACGGATATAACGTTCAGTATTGCGTTCTGGACGCGGGTGCCGGTTGCTGCGGCATTGCTAGTAGCTGCCGCTGTAGCTGACACTCCTCGCGTACGAGACGCTGTCGCTGTCGAGTTAGAGGTTGCAGTTATTAGGTCTGCCGCAGTCCTGACACGCTGACCAGACGCGGTCGCGTTAGAGGTAGCCGTCATCGTACAGGTGGCATCTACGACTAATGCTGTGCCGTAAACGCCTAACCCGTAATCGAAACTACCGTAATCGCGACCGTTCGCCATTTATCAGTCCAAGGTGATGGTCAAAGCACCTGTGTTGAAGCGAAGCACGTCGCCGGTATCGATTGTCTTGGACGCGGTAAGATCAGCGAAAGCTAAAAGCGTACCACCAGTAGAGGCAGTGAAAATGCCTGCCGCAACAATCGTACCCCAAGAGCCACCTGCTGTCGGGAACTCTACCGCAGCAGAGTTAGCAGCCGTCGTAGGCGATGTACCTGTTACGGAAAACGCAACAGTTTGACGAGCATAGGATGTGCCTGAGCACTCAGTACCGCCACCACCTTCGCCAGGAGCAACAGTGTAAAGCGCAACATACCATGCGCTCGGACGAGTTGCCGCGTTTGCAGTAAACATCCAGTTCAGAACGAGATCTTCTGAGTAATTGGTAAAACCAGCCATTTCTAACTCCTTATCCGTAAGTTATTCGCGTACGAGCAATCAGCGGTCCACCACTGTGTAACGCCTTATCGCTTTCAAGTTGCAGTGAATCAAGCCGCGAATTGTACATGTTCGCGAATAACCCGACACGCTGATCGTCCAAGAGGAACGGTGAAGCGTGAACGAGAGCACCATACAGGTAAAGGTCAGGAGCCTTTACGAGTAACCAGTTTGAAGTGGTCGTGTTGCTGAGAGACGGGATCTTACCGTAATAGACCATCTCGATATCAATATTTGATCCCGGTGCAGGTACAATCTCAAGCGCGTCATCCATAATCGAGTAGAACGACGGCTGAGTGATAATCTGCTGCTTCAGGATTTTGTCTGCCTCATCCAGTGTCACGTAACGCAGTGGCTGCTTACCGTCGATGATATGGATATTGAGAGCCTCAAGCCAGTCAGCAGGAAGCTGTACATATTCTTGGTTACTGGTCGCCTGAGCACGCACAACCATTTTCTGGTGGCGTAAACGGCTGTTAACATCAGCTTCCACGAACTGGATAAAAGTAGGTATCTGAGACGTTAAATCGTCACGGTTCAACCATGACGCGATCTCGGACTGGAGTGTGGCGTAACTCGTAATTGTCATCGTCAGCTCGTGTAATGGTGAGTCCGATAAGGACGGGCTTCTTCAGTAGTCAACCACCGCTTCAAGGCATTCTTGTCATGAAGAATACCACGCTCCTTAAGCTGCAACAAAACAAGCATAGGAAGACGAGCGACTCTAACCATGTCTCCAGATCTGGTTGTCCGTGAAACATTATTCATCTCTTCTTGGTTGAACTTCGCAACATCGCTGATGTCGGTCGTATCGATAAAGTGCATCGTGCCATCATGCTCGACCTTCATCTTGGTCGTAGTGCCGGTAAAACCGTCATGGCCTAAGATGAACTCACCCGGTGCGTAGTCTTGCTGCTTCATGTTGCTCCCCAAGAGAAAAGAGGGGCGGCGAACCGCCCCTCTCTATTATCAGGCTGAAGGCGTTAGGTTTGCGATAGCAGCATGAGCCTTTTCAGCTTTCATGCGGAGACCGTATTCCACAACGAGTTCCTTCTTGATCGAGTCGCCGGTCTGGGCAACGTCAATCGTTTCGAACGGACGGAGATACGCAACAGATGCGTATTCTGGGTCGAGAACGAGTGCGAAACGCTCATCAGCAAAGCGGTTCGGAACCATTGAAACTTCACCGAAATCGCTGAGATACACGTCAGCGGTAGCGATGATGCCAGCAGGCTGAACCTGATTGTAGGTGATGCGCTGTTGAGCGATACCTGCAAAGCCAGATGCAACCGTCTTGTTGTACGGACCCGTCATGAGGATCTTTGCTTCGCCGCCCTGTGCCCAGACGTTCTGAATTGCCGTCTTGACCATGGTTTCTGTTAAAGCAACGTCCGTCGAGGTCGAGAGGTTCGTCCAAGCAGCGTTAGGATAGCCGTTCGGTGAAGACGAAAGCGTAGGAGCGGTAGCACCGTTCGCAACAGAGTTCGTGATCAACCAAGCAGGAACACCAGCGGTGTAACGAGCTGTTGAGCTGTTACCAGCAGAAGCAGCTTGGTTCGACAGGAGGATCTTTTCCATGTCGCGCTTGAGTTCCTTCGCAGCTTTAGCCTGGTTGTAGGCCAAGAGCGTGCGCATGCCAGCCATGTTTACAGCTTGTGCTGTACCCGAAACTGCAACGACCTTGCCGCTGATCTGCGTGTAGTTCGCAACGCGGTTTGTATCGGTGAAGTCCGTGTTACCGGCATCTGCGCCTTCCACGAGGGCGTTCGAGCCGTTAGCTGCTGCGAGTGAGTCAGTCTGCCACTCGAAGTAGGTGTTGTCTGCCGTGTCGCGGCCTACGTTCGACATGAACGGGGTCGAGGTCGGGCTGATGTCATAGATGATGTTCGAGAGATCTTCGCGCTGTTCGTTTACAGCTTGATAGGTTTGAACTTTACTTACGGAAGCCATTATCGTCTCCTGCTTTCCATTAGACCAAAGAGTTTAGCAGCGTCATCGACGCTACCAGTT